CATTCATACTGGTGCTGCAATGTTCTCAATGCAGTTGACTTCTTCAACTCGATTGCATCACCAAACTTTGCTCTCAATTCCAACAAATCTTTCTTTTCCGATTCCAGATCCCTAATGTCTGCCATGCCACCTTCACTCTTGAATGTACCACCCTTACTGCAGAATGCAAATCTTTGGTCTATGTAGGTCATTCTATTGTAGTGTGCATTCAACGCACTCAAAAAATAATCTGTAGATCCTATCACATCGTCAGGCATTTCATCCATCTGAAATCCTTCAAGAAATCCCATCTGTCCACCTATTACGAATCCAGTCAGTTCCAGTGGTCTCAAACCTTTGTACATCAATGGCTTGTTCATCTTACCGAATCCGAAATACTTTACTCCTAATTGTCTTGCAACATCAGCATTGGACTGAATCAAATAATAAATGTCAACCGGATCCACGTGCGGTTTCTTACCATCATCATACAGGTTCAACAAATAATCCATGTCATCATCCAACATGAACACGTTCGGGTACTGCTTGTATATCCACTTTACCTTTGCTGCATATCCAATCACATCATCGGGGTGTGCAATGATCTCGCAATCCACATACTGCTTGTACTCTTCTACCTGTGATTCTGGTACACAAACTGCGGAATTTGCTACTGTCTTGTGAGTAACAATTGTCTTTGCTCTCTTATGACTTAAAATTATTGGCTTACAAATTTCCATCACCTTCTACGAATTTAGCCATGAACTCCTTGTATGGCAGGACATATCCCTTTCCTATCTTATCCTTTTCGTTCTTGTAGTTCTTGTACGATTTCATCTTATCCACTCCCAGTGTCGTTCTTAACCTCAAATTGTCCATGTCATTTTCACAAACAATAAGCATGTAGTCATACTTTTCATTAAACTTTGGTACAATCGGATACTCGCAGTTGTTATTGTCAAACTGCTTCAACGATCTTTCAAATTCTGATTCAATTTTTTCCAATTCTGATCGATTGAAACCAATTTCTTCCAACTTGTCTTTGGAGAACATCATGCCTAACTTTTCAAAGTCAAACATACCTGCACTCCTGTTCATTCGGATATTCAATTCCTTTTCCTCTTCCTCTGGCAGATTCAATTCAATTACTGGTACCGTTTCATGTCCCAGTTCCTTCCATGCTCTCAACCTTTGGTGACCACTGATAATTATGTTCTCCCTTCCTTCAAACATATTGACTAATACAGGATCCAAGAAGCCATACTTTTTCAAACTGTCTCTCAATCCTTTGTAGTCTTTCATGTTTAACTTTCTAGGATTGTAGTCTGCTCCCTTTAGTTCGGAGATACTTCTTTCTTTAATGTTCATAGTAGCATCCATATTACTGCTGAAATTATTGTTAAAATTGTTATTCTTAAAAAACCAAGCAATCCATACTTTGGCTGACACCACATCGTGAATGCAGGGTGAGCATAGTTCGGTGCCAGTATGCCGGAAGCAATACGATCCAACAAATAGACTGCAAATACAAAAGGCAATAGGCACAATCCTATCGTCAATCTTAATACTTTCAATGTTCTTTTCATAATTTTTTCTCTAAAAAAAAACAAGGCGGCATACATAGTACACCACCCTGCTTAAAACAAAACATAGCACATGAATGAAATGGCTACTGAACAAATATACACATCCTTACGGACTTTACAAAAAAATAGGTCGCAATGACCTATCTTTCTTGATTTCTTCTTAATTACTGAATACATCTGATTCCTCTGCTTCTGAATATTCGTCAAAGAAAAACTCCTCTCCAGTTTCAAAATCAGTAACTAGATATTCAACATCTCTTCCGAGCATTGAACAAATTGAGATTCCGTTCTCCAACGCTATGTAGACATATCCACTGCGTGAATTGAAGCCTACTTCCATAATGTCCTCTCTAGAACAATTATCTGCATAGGACTTCCATACTTTGCCTAATCCTACTGCTTCTAGGTGTGCCGGATTGGCTAAATTGTGCATTACTAAATCTTTCATGTGTGTTTTGTTTTGTTTCTTATGTAAATATACGAAGTAATTGGATATACCCGACAAGAAAAACGAAAAAAAGTAAGGTTATTACACCTTACTCTCCTTCATTCTTTTTCCGATTCTCTCGATAGTATCAATGTGCATACCTCGTTCTCTTCTTAAAAAACCTAGCAATTGCAGTGGGTGAACTCCTACTTTATTTGCGAATCCTGTAGGTGTCTCACCTGTTTTTGCCAAGTGCTTTTCAATTACTGCGACAACATCGTCTGCAATTGTACTCAATTCTGATATATCTTTTATCTTCATGATCTATTTATTAAAACGGTAAGTCATCATCATCTTCCTGCATTCCTCTGATTGCTTCTTCCTCAAAGTTCTGCTCTATGTTGCCTTTTGCTCTGCCAGTCGGTCTTTCTGGTGCGTTTTCTGGTGCGGATCCGCCTTCTTGCTTGAAGGACATCGACCACGCTTCCAAAGTTACAAAGTATCTCGTCTCCAATGTGTTTGGATTCTGCCATGCTCGACCTTTGATATTGATATTTACATCAACGATTGAGCCTACCTTGTAGAACTTGATTATCTCCACTTTGTCCTGCGACAACTGTATTGGATACGTCTGTGGATACTGTTCCTGTGTCTCTACAATGAACTCCAATTTCTGAAACTTTTCAGATACTTGTTGTACTTGACCTATTGCTAGGATTTTTCCTGTGATTTTCGCCATTTTACTTGATATTAAATTGTGATTTTAAGTTCTCCCATTCTAGTCTTGCTAACTCGATTCTGTCAATGATCTGACTTTCCAATGTGTAGTCTCGATCATATCTCAATGTCGTAACTCGCATATTCAATGGCAAGTCATTGACCTTATGCAACTCCAGTGGCTCCCATGCCGGAATCAATGTCGGATTCGTTTCTATCAAACAATAGTCCAAGTATGCATGCTCTCTGTCGTACAACATCATGTATGCTCTCAACTGCCATTCATATAGCGAACTACCTGCATCTTCTTTAAACAAAGGGAAGGTCTTTTTCGACCATGACAACTTCACATCTCGAATGTACTCGTCTGCAAGTATATCACAGGTACCTCGCATGATGTCGGCATCCATTGTAATCATGTTCTTCTTGTACTTCTTGTCATATACAAGATTCAACAACTCTATTCCTTCATCCTCTTGCGTGATTCCTTTCTCGATTTCCTTACCAGATAGTTCATCCTCATATCCCAAGTACACCTTCTTGAATAATGTCTTGATATACGTCTTACCACCTACTGATAACTCTCCTTTGGACTTACCATTTGCCATGATATTTCCTATTGCACTAGGTCTTAATCTTAACTGACCTGCTTCATTCAGATACCTGCTCTTGTTCATCTTTGCTTTCTGTTTTACGGTTACTTAATTTTTCTTGTTGCTCTGGCGTTAGTTCAAATGTGGCTAACAATGCTTTTTCTGTGTACTCACCTGCATCAATCAATGCTACTGCTTTGTCAAACCTTTCGTTTGGAATCTTTGACTTTTTCTTGACTGCTTTTTCTGGTGCTTTTTGCTTTGCCTGTGGCGTTGCTATTTCTTCTGAATGCGTAGTGTCTGCATCATCTATTTTACCTGTTGGCACCATGAACATATACAATAATGCGTACTTTAATGCATACGTTGTGGCTTTTCCGGCACCTTTGTCCTGTGAATCAACACCATGTCCATATCCACAAACTTCAATGCTCTCACCACTTGTATGCAATAGCAGATACTTTGTTCTTACCTCTGTGAACACGCTTTGCTTACGTTTGACACCATAGTTCGTGGTCTCTTCCCACTCGCTTGTGTGTACACTTGGCTCGATTGCTACCGGTAACATAACTAGTCCATGCTTTTGCATTGCTTGACCTATTACCTTTTTTACTTCTTGGTCTGGCACTCCTTTGTAGGACATCGCACCAGATCCCACAACTAATGACTTGTCAATTCCCTTGACTTCATTCATAACCGCATTTACGGCTTTTGCTAGGTTCTCCATGTTTTGTTTTATTTGGTGATACTTAATTTATACTTTTCCATTACTTCCTCAAATTGAAGCAAACAATCTTTTGCTGACTTGCCTTTGAGACCATAATACTTCTTAATGTCAGTGAACTTGATTCCTCTGAATTTCATTCCCTTTGCCATCAACTTCATATTGAAGTGATGCACTGCCAACTGATAGCCAAAGTAATCTATATTACCTTCTGCAGTGCTTACATTAGGTGCTTTCAACAAACCTTGTCTTACTTGTTCCTGTGCTTCTTCGAACTGTGTCATAACTTTTTTTTTAGATTCCTGTCATTCCTAGAAATATCTTGTACATGTAGTCCTCACAACTACCACAATCACCTTCGTGCAATACTTCTCCGGTGCTTAATCTGATCACCTGCCAGATGTCGTTTCCAATTTCGATTAGTTCCATAACTTTTTTTTATAGTAAACCTTCATCTGCAAATGAGAAGTAACCTTCTTCAGTTACAATAATGTGATCGAGTAATGTGATGTCTAACAATTTGCCACCTGCCTTAATTTTTTCGGTAACATTCTTGTCCTCTTGACTGGGCTGCAAATTTCCGCTAGGGTGATTGTGCGACAAGATTATCGAAGATGCTCCACAATTGAGTGCAACTGTGAACACCACTTTCGGATCCATAATAGTTCCGGCTACACCACCACTTGACAACTTGTAGAAACCTACAACCTTGTTAGCACGATTCAAGCATAGAACTATTGCTTCCTCTGTCCAACCAAATGTGTCAGCATCAAATATCTGTCTTAATGCATCATAGCCATTTTGGCTGCTAGTTACTTTGTACAACTCTGATGGCTTAACCTTGTCCATCTTGTAACTGATCTTAATTTCGGGTACTTTCATGTTTTGTTTTGTTTTATGATTACGATGTAAATATACGAAGTAATTTTGTATATGCAAGTTTTTTTTCGTTTTTTTTCGTTTTTTTTTACATACTCGATAACATGCTGACCAGTAATACTGTTGCTATTGCTGATCCCACAAACAACACTGCGTACCAATTTACTTTTTTCATTTTCTAGGTATACTGTGGACTATTTTCTCTCTCCTTTTTCAATGTGCTGATGTGCTGCATCATTGTGTTGTTTACTTCCTGCGTAGCATCTATCATAAACTTCAACATGTGGTAATAGGATTCTGCTACATTTTCTGCTTCCATTGCTAGTAAACTATCGGCTCTTGCGTATGCATCTGCCTTACCTACTGCTAGACCTTCTTCAAGCATTTCTGCCATTGTCTTTCTACGGACAGATTCTGTAGTGAACTCACATTCCTTCCATTGTTGCCTTGCCTTTCCCAGTTGCACCGACAACATGAACAAATTACCACACAACACTTTTCTTGCATACATCAAATCCTCGATATTGCTATAGTCTTTTGGCAATTCCTTGTACCACTCGACTACTGTGGTTACTTCTTCAATTACTTTTTCAATGTCTTGCATTTTTCCTTGTATTTACTGATTAGTTCTTGTACTTCTTCCTTGCTCCACTTCTTTGTTTCGTATGCCAGTTGGCTCAATGCTTCAAATTCTGGTACACCAATCTTCTTAATTAAGTTCTCCCTGTATCTGATCAAATTACCACTCAAATACGTATTACAGTGTTCACACTGCAAATGACAATTTCTTTCATCAAATCTCACACTTCCATGACCACCTTGACTGAAAAAATGCCCTGCATTCTCCTTCAATGGCTTTCTTCCACAGGATATGCACATACTTCCGGCATCTCTCAATCGAACATAACCATTGAACACCTGTTGTGCCATCTTCAAATAGTCTGATGTCGTAAGCAATGACTGCTTGATCTGTGCTTTTTTTTTCGCCCAGTCCTGTTCTTCCTTCTTCTTATTTTTTGACACCAACTGCATTGCTTCGATAGTCTTGCAGTCCGGATCCCAACAATACTTTTCCAGAGTACTGTATCTTGGCTTAAATTCTTGCCTACAATTTTTACACTTCTTCATTAGAACGGATTATCTTCATGGAAACCTCTGTATGTCTCGACCTGCTGAAACTGATGCCTTTGTTCACCATCCTCTGTCCATTGACTAGTTTTCAGATCTACGTTGAATTTCAAAATTGGCGTATCTCCTTCTCGATTCTTGGCAATTATGAACTCGGCTTTACCTTCTGTACTTTGACCATTTTCGTCTGTATCATGTCCATAGTACTCCGGTCTATGCAAAAATGCCACAATCGATGCATCTTGCTCAATCTCACCAGATTCACGAAGGTCTGGCAATATCGGTCTACTACCACTTTTACCTGCATCTCTACCTAACTGTGCCAATGCTATGCAAGGTATCTTCATGTTCTGACTGATATACTTGATGCCATTAGATGCTTCGGTTACTTGTTCGTACCTTGTCTTGCCTCTTTCTGGTGCAATTTTCTGCAAATAGTCTACAATGAATACCTCTACTTTGTCTGAATGCTTCAACTCGGTCAACTTCATCTTCATTTGCTGAATTGTCTGACTACCTTCATACAAAGTAATGTTCTTCATTTCGGGCATCGATATTACTCTGTGAATTTGCATCAATTCATCACTGCTGCATTGTCCATACTTAATCTTGTTGGAATCTATGCCTGTCAAGTTTGCAATAATTCTCCTCATAATCTGATTGTTACTCATTTCTAGATTGAAGTATGCAACCTTGCGTTTTTCGTGAAATACCAATTGACAAAGTGCTGCAACACCAAACGATGTCTTACCCATTGCCGGTCTTGCACCTACTACCATCATATCCACAGGTTCCAAGATTACATCTTTATTCAGATTCTTGAAACCAAGCAGGATACCACCTAGATCACCCATTCTTGCTCGATCATGCCGGTCAAGTACATCACGTATCACATCAGTCAATCCATTTTCTTCAACATACACCTCTTTGTTGAACTTCACAATTGCGTTATTCATCAAGTCAATGTACTTATCAAAGTCTATGTCATCTGACGACACAATTCTATGCAATTCCAACATTGTCTCCTTTGCTCCTTTGCTGACATAATTGTAGCGAATCATTTCTATGACATGCCCTACATTGTGGTAATCAATACCTGCCGGAACACCTGTCAATTTAGATGCGTATATCACCAATTTTTTACCACCTTCCTTCTTCATTGAAGTGGTGCCAACTGTCAACAGGTTTACTTCCTCTCCAGTGTCAAACAATTCCGACATTAACTGGTACAATTGCTTTTGCTCTTCAGTTTCCAACCACTCTTGCTTAATGATCCTAAACAAACGTGCTGATTCATCTTTTCTTGAAGTCATTATTATACCAAACAACAACTCCAATGGCTTACTCGATATTTTTTCAAAACTCATCTTGGTACATACTTTTTAGGTTGAACATCATTTTTCTGGCCATACGTGTCTAGCGTTTTTGACCTGCTGAAATACGAGATTGAAGCATACTTAAAGTCGTTCTCCTTGTGAAATGCATCTATTCTAACATTGTCCATAGCATATCGGATATTCTCCTTTGTATAACCTTCTTTGATACGTGCGTTAAACGACCTCTTGGCGTTATCGGGAATCACAGTACACTTTTTACCATATACCTTGTTGAAATAATCCAATAATGCCTTAAAATTAATTGCCTCGCCTTTAGGCGTAATATCTTCTCTTATCTCCTCTTCTCTTAACTCTTCTCTATACTCTTCTCTTATTGTTGAAGGGTGGTTTAAGGGTGGTTGAAGGGTGGTTTCTTCTTTCATCATAGCCTTGATTTCAGCACCCTTTTTACCTGCATCAGACAATTTCTTCTTGCGAACAAAAAACTCGTTTTTCTGCTCGTCTAGGAAACGAATGCGAACCATGTTCTCGTCAATCTCTAAAACACCGGCACCTGCCAGATCCCATATTTTACTTTCTACTATCCTCAACTTTTTACATGCCTGTTCGATTGTCAAATCACAGTCCCTGTGCCAGTAAAACGCACATAGGTTGACGAATATGCCTTGCAGTTCGTAATCCTCTAAAACTATGTCTCCGTTCAACCATTCGCCTGTAAAAAACTTGAAGTAAGGCAAATCTCTACTCATTTGTTATTCATTTTTGATTGATATACTCGGCACCATTGACCATTTATCTCTTCTTCTCGCCAGTTATCATAACCAACAAACATGTAATGCCAATCATAAGATACATCTCCGATTCTACCGGATGCATTGTTTGTCTGTCGAGCCATGATCTGTTTGCGTATTGCTTCCAAACCTTTAATCAAATCTAGTTCATCAGTATATGACATGTGAACTGTTAACTGCTTGGTCTTGGATTTCATATTTGTTTCAGATGTCTAAAAAATGATTCTGAATCTCGTTCTTCTAAAATGCTTAACAATTCTCGTATCTGGTCCTCGTCAAGCGTTCTTGTGAACTCACCAAAACCATCACATTCCTCACATGTTTCAGTGTTATAACAACCACCACAACATTCGGAAGCAGGTTTGAAGCAAGTTGGTCCGACTTCAATTTGACCATTGTCGCAATGTGGACAATCTACTGTGTACTCTAGTGCTATTTTACTCATGATTCAAAAATTTCGATTGCGTAATGAATATCTTCTACCGACACTTCTTCGTTCATCTGTAGAAACTTACCTATGGCGTATACAATACTCTCTGCATACACCGTTTTACCACTAATCAATAGCGGTTGTCTTTCGACAAAATACGTGATGTGAAACTTTTTCATACTGCAGGTGCTAATTGAAAACCATACGCCCAGTGTCCGTTGTCTAGTACTACGGTTACTGATCTATCTGTTAACTGATGCCAATCTACCTCGTCTACCATCGTGCAGTGGTCTCCAATTTCAATTGACTGAACTGTTGCTTGTTGTGGCAAGTCCTTACCCCAACTACCTCGCCAGATGACAATATCACCTAGTCGTAATGTGCTAGAATGCACACACTTGATTACTGATTTTTCCATATACTTTGTTTTGTTTTATGCTGTGAATATACGACATTATTTTGTATACCGAACATGAAGTTCGAAATTTATTCATTAAAAAGTGTCAACTGAATTGGCTCTGCTATCGGTTGCTTCTTAATCTTATTGTAGTTCTCATACAATACGTTTCTTACCAGTGGCGAACAAAAATGCTCGTAATCTACGATGCCTTTTTTCAACCATAGTAACACCTTCTCTCTCTCCCTGTAATGCTGCAACTTCAATCTGTCATGCGGATCCGAAACAAACTCATATATCGAGTACACATTCGAACTTCCTAGATTCTGGTGCGTTCCGATTACTTGAATTGTTCCGGAATCATTCAAAACCGAAAGCACACCAGTTAGTGTCTGATGTGCTATTCCAAGTTTCGTTCTCATTTCGTCTGTGCTGATACCTTTTGCACCATGCCGAATGATACAATCTAGTATGCGTTCTGTCTTACTGCGAATCTTACCGTTTTCGATATTATTCAACCATGTCTCTACTCTTGCTTTCATATATTGACAATTAGTTCTTGAATGTAAATTCTCTCATAAACCTCATACGAATCCCAAGTGATGTCAAATCTACCATCAACTCTGATGTCATATTCATCACGTTCTACCTCTGGCAGTGCCAAACATTGCTCGATAGTCAAGTTTAACTTATCTTGCAACCACACTCCAAAGTTGTCTTTGAGCCATAATGCAAACACAAACTGTGCATCTTCTTCATTTCGGAATACTTGAACCTCTGATTCACTTGTATAACCGGTTACATGTACTACTGCAAATACTTTTTCCATAACTTTTTTTTTTAATTGATACAAACTTTGAAACGATCATCAAATTGCTCACCTCTTTCGATGAAATCTACCGAACCATTGGTCAACTTCATCAATGTCGGGTTAAACAATACCTCCTTGAAATCATTGCCTTCGTCATCTACCGAATATACAACCGGAAGGTCTAATGTGCGTTTGTCTTTTTTAGCAAACTCTTGCAGGTGAAATATGTACTCTCTTAATGTCATGGCTAATTACGTTAGGGTTACATAAATGTGCTTACTAACTTGGAACCTCACATAACCTTGTTCAGTAACAATTCCACTGTACTTGTGAAGTTTACTGGCTAATTCGTACGAATATTTGCCTTGCAGAGCAATTGTGCCTTGTATGCCAATTGCATAGAACTCGTTTACTGACATGCCTACTGATGTCAGAAAGATTGACATTAATCTCAATCTCGCTTGGTTTTTCTCATTCATGTTGTATATGTTTTATGTTTACCTAGTAAATATACGAAGTAATTTTGTATATGCAAATATATTTTCAATTATTTTCGTAAAAAAACTGAAAAAAAAATCCCACACTTTCGTGCAGGATCCTCGCTTGGTAGAAAACGACCTTAAAATTCCTTCAATAAACAGTAGGATACGAGTTCGTTGCGTTCGTGTACCAAAGCAATTAAACGTAGATATTCAACAGTTACATCACAAACTTGACAACCTGCCGACCAATCATTGATAAATTGCTTCTTAACCTTTGACTGAAAGTCATACGTGTTCAAATGAAAGTTGATACCAAACCATCCTTTGACTGGTACACCAATCTCCTCTGATTTGTCATCTTTATCTCCATCTCTGAATACAGTAATTCTACTACCTAATTGCAATAACGCCGGCATTTTACCTTTATGCAATCCGTATTTCCATACGTTGTAATACCATTCATCTGCTTTTACTACTGCTGCACCAACTGCATTATACTTGAAGTAGTTCTTCAACACCGTAGTGCCTGGATGCGTCGTACCAGAAAGCACCATAACGAACTTTTCTGCATCAAACAAGTAGAACTTATCATCAAACAAATTAGGAGTATCTTCCTCTGAACGAACTCCAATGATCCATAATCCTTTTGGGATTGCTGCAAAACTAGGCAAAGACTTAACTTTGTCTAACAATTGCTTATCTGTATACTTCTTAACCATGTTCTTGATCATCTTTCAGTTTATGCTCATCTACCTTTTGTGCGTGGTACACCATTCCAACGCCTGATAAACTAGCACCTGCAACTAAAACTATTGTGCCTAATCTGTCAAATTCCAAGCCAGATCCCAGTAATGCAGTGCAAATTACTGCTATCACTGTCAATATCTTACCCATTTCTTTATTCTCCGGTGGCGTAGGAGCCTTAATTCTCTTTACTAGTTTCATATTCTTTGGTCTAATAATTTCGTTATTACTTCTGTCAATTTTGCAACATCTTTGGAAATCTGATCCAATTTCAACTGCGTAATTTGCTCGATACGACTGATGTCATTACTTGCCTGTTGCTGAACCATTTCAATTTTACCTTTCAACTTGCCAAGATCCTCTGACAATCTTAACTCCTTTTCTTCGGACTTTATCCTGTGGTACTTGAAGGAAACATGGACATCTCGCAAGAAATATCCAATGATCCCTATCAAACTCACCAGTATCCATTGTAACACCTCTGTCATATCAATAATACGTTCGTTTATTCTTAAACTTATCTCCAACTTTGCATTTTACCACTGCTTTTCTGGAGAACGGATCTGTGTAATCTAACGAAGGACTGTCCTCAACAATTACAGGCAAATCTTGGTACCTGTACGAGTGATTGTGGGCATTGTAATCAGATATAAACAACTCGTTCTCCGATAACAAATATAACTCAATCATTTGTTTTGTGATGCATTCATCCACAGGTTCAGTGATGATTTCGTACACATTCAGATTTTCACGCAAGTTTCGTTTCATCTGTCTGTCTCCGTATATGACATTATCAATTTCGAAGTTCGGTTGTCTGAAACCAATAAAACCATAGAATCTCAATGTGCTAGGTACTGCAGATGCAGTGAAATCAATTCCTTCCATTTCATGATAACCATCAAATACTGCACTGATACGTGAGGTGGACAATGCTGATTGAATGCTATACCACTTTAACTGATATTCACCCCAATCTAAACTACCACTGATTCCGGCAATGTCATACTCTATTACGATTTTGTAACATCCTTCACCATCATCACCGATGATTGCTTTCCATTCGACAGTTGCATAATATGCATTTGGCTGATTGACAAACTCAACTAATGTCGGTTGCCAGTTAGCCAAGATATTGCCTTCTTTGTACACCTTGATACTGCACGAATCTGAATCACTTGACAACTTAATCCAAGCAGATGTAACATCATTTTGCCAAGTGTACTTACCACCTGCTAATACTAATTCCTTGCAACAACAATCTTTTACTCCACGATTTTCCTCTGTGAATGATTGCGGTAATCGAATACTTGTGTACTCCTTGAATATTCTATCCTCGTTACGACAAATACATGCTACTGCAATACTGTTTACAACATCATAGAAATTATCACGATAGATGAAATCCTGCCATTCATAATCTCCATTGATATACTGATTGTCTGGACAACCAATACCAGCAGGTTGCTTCATCACAGTTATCTCTCCAAATTGCTCACCATTTAAGATGTCTCCAAGAGTAACATGCCAAGCCGATCCTTGATCATACCACATTGACCATATCTGACCATCTACAGTATACTGGAATACATTCTGTCCATTAAGTTCACCTACAGGTTCCCATATCCATATCTCTCCTGTTCCTTTGACCTCAACATTCCATTGAATACCACAATCACATTTACCTGCAACAAAACATGTTCCTGCAGTTGTGTTGAATCCCTTGCTGACTCCAATCATTCCGATATTTGTCCAACTACCAATAGGATCAAGTCCACCTGTCAATTGATACAATATCTGTCCGTAATCTCCAAAAGGTGTTAACACCCAAACACCTGCTCCTTGATAACTAATTTCAAGCGTACCAACAGGACTTCCAAATATGTATCTAGGTGATCCATTTCTTGTGCCTACTGGCAACAACAACCAAGACAACAAATCTCCTTTGTAATCCAATTGAAATTGCAAACCACATTCGTAGTTTAACTTGGCTTCAACAATTTCAAATGTACGTAATGCCAAAGTGCCTGATGTTGCAGACCAATCCAAAAGAGTACTAATAGGACATTCATCCTGCGAGTAATTTACATATTCTAATTGACCTGTATCAGTATTGTATAAACACCATCTGATTCCATCCCA